AAAAATCACGGAAGGAGCATAAAATGGAAAATGAAAAAATAAAAACTTCTCGTGCGAGTCAAACTAGAGACAAAATTGAAGTCAAAAAAGTTTGGACTCCACCCAACTCACTTGATGCACCACCAGCGCCAACTGGATTTAGACATCAATGGATACGTTCCGAAATACTCGGAGCATCAGATGCTAAAAATGTAGCATCATCTTTGAGAGAAGGATGGGAGTTAGTTAGAGCTGACGAATATCCAGATACTCAATATCCAGAGATGACAGAAGGCAGATACGCTGGAGTTATTGGAGTGGGAGGCCTATTGCTGGCTAGGATACCAGAGGAGATTGCACTTCAAATCGATGCTTATTATAAAAAGCAAAACGATGCGAAAGAAGAAGCAGTTGAACACAATCTTATGAAGGATCAGCACCCAAGTATGAAATTCCAAAAGGAATCTAATACTCGTGTAACTTTTGGTGGTACAAAGAAAAGTTAATCTTTTAACTATTCCTATCCAACAAAATAAATTAAACTCGTACTGGAGGCCTTTCGAGGCAGGTACATAACAAGGAAAAAAAACTATGGCAAACGCAAGTACTACTGGATTTGGACTTCGAGCGATCAATACAGTTGGACAAACTCCAGCTACATCTGGTCAAGCGGAATACAAAATCCAAACAGCACCAGGCGTTGCAGTCAACAAAGGTGATCCTATGTCTACACAAGATGCAGGCAATCAAGGTTACCAACAAGACGCAGCGTTTACAGTTACAGATGATGGTGGAACAGGCGGAACAGGCTGGGCTAATAATGCAGACGCATTATTAACTGGTGTGTTCAATGGCGCATTTTTTATAGATGCATCAGGAAAACCTACTTTCAGCAATAACATTGTTGCAGGTCAAACTACATCAGTAAACTACAACAACGGTTCAAATGAAATTGAAGCGTTCATAATCAACAACCCGTTTCAGCAATATGAAGTGAAAGCGGATGCAGCTGTTGCACAAACCTTAATTGGTGGAGCAAACAACTTCAACGTAAATAACTACACTGCAACTGATAACAAAAGTGGTCAATCAATTACTACTTTAGATATTGGTTCAGCTGGTACAACGGCAATGTTTAAATTAGTTGCTTACGGCAATGATCCAGAAAATAAAGATTTCACCGCAGCTGGTGGAAATGTTATTGTTGCGATCGCTGGCGGCGCTGGTTTATACGCTTAATCTAGAATAAGGAGATAAATAACTATGGCTATATCAAGAGCACAACTAGTTAAAGAACTAGAGCCTGGTCTGAATGCTTTATTCGGATTAGAATACAAACAATACGGCGAGCAATGGTCTGAAATTTTCGAAACAGAATCATCTGACAGAGCTTTTGAAGAAGAAGTGATGTTAGCTGGTTTCGCAAATGCAAACGTTAAACCTGAAGGACAGGGTGTAACTTTTGACGATGCACAAGAAACTTTCACAGCTCGTTACACTAACGAAACGATTGCATTAGCATTCGCGATCACAGAAGAAGCTATCGAAGATAACTTGTATGACAGACTTGCGTCTAGATATACAAAAGCGTTAGCAAGATCTATGGCGTCAACTAAAAACATCAAAGGAGCGGCTGTATTAAACAATGCATTCGACGTAACTTTTGCTGGTGGTGACGGTGTATCTCTTTGTGGTAACGGAGCTGGTGGTGCAATTGTTAATCACCCAACTATGGCTGGTACTTTTGCAAACCAATTGCAAACACCTGCAGAGTTGAACGAAACTTCATTAGAACAGTCTTTGATTGACATCGCGGCTATTACTGATGAAAGAGGCCTAAAAATTGCAGCAACAGGAGTTAAATTAGTAATTCCTTCAGCGCTTCAATTTACTGCTGACAGACTTATGAATTCTGCTGGTAGAACAGGCACTGCTGACAATGACATTAACGCAATCAGAAATATGGGAATGATCTCTGGTGGATATGTAGTGAACAACTACTTAACTGCTGCGAAGAAATTCTTCATTAAAACTGATGTGCCTAATGGTCTAAAACACTTCAGCAGATCACCTATCAAAACTTCTATGGAAGGTGATTTCGATACTGGTAATGTTAGATACAAAGCGAGAGAAAGATATGTATTTGGATTTTCTGATCCAAGAGGTATCTTTGGTTCAAACGCAACATAATCAATAATTTTAAAAGGGCCGAACACAATTCGGCCCTTTTTATTAAATAAGGTGAAAAAATGAAGAAATTCCTAGTAAATATATGGGCTTACGACTACCACGGAAAATTTGAAGTGGAGTCTGATGACAATCCAACCTCATTGGAAAAAGCAATAGTTGACAAACTAGGACAAAATGATATTATCTGGGAAAGAACGGGAATGTTTTCTCCGTTAAACAGAATAACCTATGAGGAGGTTACTTATGATACAAGACCTATACAAAGCAAAAAGGTCCTTGGAGTTGAAGTGGGAACAGGAGCATCTGGATAATAACAGATACACTCTTGAAATGGTGAGAATCGATGATAAGGTAAAAGAAATCATCACAAAAATCAAGTTAGAAGAAGCAGCCATTGCTCACAGACAGAACAATGTAGAAGGTTCTACTCCAGAAGTTTCTGTAGCTACTTAATTAAAAGCTACATTTAAAAATCACACATATACCGTAGGCTCTCTTGCGCTCTATTAAAAACTAGTGTATAAATTAATCACTATACATTTAATAAATGATGAATGCTGACGCGTATAGTCGACAACCCTAGGGACAGTATTCAGATATCTAGGAGGATATTAATATGGCAACAACTACTTTTTCGGGACCGATTAAAGCGGGAACGATAGCAAACACAACAGGAACAACAGTTGGCGATGATGTAAAAAACACAGGTCAAGTTGTAATGTCTCAATCAATTATGATTGATGCAGCAGTCGTAGTAGGAACAACTACTTACAACGTAGGTGTAATACCAAAAAACTCACAACTACTTACAACTACAATTAGAGTGGCAATAGTAAGTAATGCGAGTGGAACAGCAACTGTATCTGTAGGAAAAACAGGAACAGCTCAATACTTAATAGCTAACACTAACGTTAAAGCTTTAGGAGAAACTTCTTCAATAGCTGACGCTGCTTTAGACGAAGCTGATAGATTTGGTTCTGATACACAAATTACAGCGACTCTTATATCTGCAGGTGGTACTGCAACTACAGGTCAAGTAACTGTTACTTTTACGTATGTTCAAGCTAACAACTTATCAGACGCAACAGCAGTATAATAATTAATTAAGTGTGGGCTTTGGCCCACACAAAATTTAAGGAGAAAATATGGCATCATACTCAAGTGATCAATTAGTAGCCCACGCTACAGCAGATGGACAAATGGTTCCTACAGGACAAAGAGCTAGAATAACAGGTATCCAAGCAGAGGGTGCTGGAAGTTCTTCTATTATATTTAAATCTGGTGGAGCAGCTGGAACTACAATCGCTACATTTAAATTTGGAACTGAAGGAATAGATTTTTATGTTCCAGGTTCTGGAATTTTATTTGACGATGGAGTTTATTTAGATCTAACAAACACTCCAGGCGTTACTATAACATTTACGTAGGAGTAAATTGTGGCTACAATAACTTATACAGTAACCGTAGCAACGGGTACTACTCAATACGGTACCGGTAATAAATATTATATTAACGGAGAGTTAGCCCCTGTTCTATATCTACAAGAAGGTAATACATATATCTTCGATCAATCAGATACTACTAATGCTACACACACTATAGCATTTTCTACAAATGCTAATAATAGTCCAGCAGCAACTTATACTACAGGTGTAACTACAACTGGAGTACCTGGAAATGCAGGAGCAAATACTACAATTAATGTAGCACCGGTTAGAACAACAGGCGCTCCGTTATTATTTTATTACTGTACTGCACACGCAGGTATGGGTAATACTGCACAAACTATTTCACCAACTTCTGAAACTACAGAATTCAATCCTCAAATGGATGATGTTATTGAAGAAGCATTTGAGAGAACAGGTGTAAGAGGAACTAGAACTGGTTATCAATTAAGATCTGCAAGACGTTCTTTAAATATAATGTTTCAAGAATGGGGTAACAGAGGTGTTCATTTATGGAAAGTAAAACTTGCAAAAATTCCATTAGTTCAAGGTCAAGCAGAATATAGTTATGCAAGTGATTCTGCAAATTTTCCAGATGATATTAGCACTGTATTAGAAGCGTATTATAGAAATAATAGTGACACAGCTAATCCTCAAGATATTGCATTAACTCAAATTAGTAGATCACAATATTCACAAACACCAAACAAATTAACTCAAGGTACACCTTCACAATATTATGTAGCTAGAAGATTAAATCCCAGCATATTTTTATACGCTACACCAAGTTCTAGTGTATCAAGTACAACTACACCAAGTAGTTTTCAATTTTGTTTTTATTATTTATCTAAAATTCAAGATGTTGGAGCATATAATAATACTTCTGATGTCGTAAATAGATTCTATCCTTGTATGATGTCTGGACTAGCTTATTATTTAAGTTTAAAATATTCTCCAGACAGAAGTCAGGAATTAGAAAGAAGATATGAAAGTGAATTGTTAAGAGCACTTGATGCAGACAATCAAGGAACATCTACTTTCATTTCACCACAAACATTTTATGGAGATGGGGTATAATGGCTGGCGGAGGATATGCATCAGGTAAACACGCATTAGCAATTTCTGATAGATCAGGATTAAGATTTCCTTATTCAGAAATGGTTAGAGAATGGAATGGTTCTTTAGTTCACTATTCAGAGTTTGAAGCAAAACAACCACAGCTTCAACCATCACCAGTAGGAAGTGATCCACAAGCTTTATTTAATCCAAGACCACAACCTGCATCTGTTGCAAGTTTAATTTTATTAGATCCGAATCCTTTCACAAGTATTATTTCTGGTGGCACAACTTATGTAAATGTTTATTCAGAAGATCATCAAAGAAAAGCTGGAGACGTTGTAAGATTTAGAGGAGCACCACAAGTAACATCTGCAGGAACAGGTGGGTCCGATGCAACAAATTTACAATCATTCGCAAACATTCCAACATTTGATAATGTAAGTGATTTAAATAATGCAAATGGTTTTACAATTGCTTTAGGTCAAATAGATTCAGCTGGAAATGTTACAGGAGCAACAACATCTGATCCTTTAACTAATCCTATAAATTATTTTTATATAACAAGTACTAGTAATGCAACGACAGGTAATGTAAAAGGTGGTTTTAATAACTGTTCAGCAGGACCAGTAACACTTAAGGTAGTAAACGGATAATGGCATACACATTAGATAATTTAAGAACTGATATTAGAAGTTATACAGAAGTAGGTAGTAATGTTTTAACAGATGATATTTTAAATACTATTATAGTAAATTCAGAAAATAGAATTTACAGAGAAGTAGATTCAGATCAAGATAGATTTTATGCAACATCTAATGCAGTTATTGGAAACAGATATGTAACTATTCCTGATGATTTAAGATTTATCAGATATGTTCAATTTAAAGATACGGAAGGAAATCAATTTTATTTAGATCAAAGAGACACTAGTTTTATGGCAGAATACTACTCTACTCCAGGAACTCAAGCTGTAGATATTCCTAAATACTATGCTAATTGGGATGAAAATTTTTGGGTAGTAGCCCCAACACCTGATAAAACTTATGAAATTACACTAGCTTACAACAAACAACCAGAAACTATTACAGACACAACATCAAATCCCGCTCCAGCTACGGTAGGCACTTATCTTTCAAACAAATATCAAGATTTACTTTTGTACGCTTGTTTGGTAAATACATATGGTTACTTGAAAGGTCCACAGGATATGTTACAATACTATCAAGGAGCATATGAAAAAGCTTTAATGTCTTATGCTATTGAACAACAAGGTAGAAGACGACGGGACGAGTATAATGATGGAGTTATTCGTACTGTTTTAGATTCAAAAAATCCATCAAGTAATTAAGGAGATAAAAGAATATGGCAAATATAATACCAAATAGTTTTAGAGGTGCTCTATTCGAAGCGAATCATAATTTTAAAGCTTCGGGTGGAAACAACTTTAGTCTATCTTTATATACAACTAATCCTTATTCAACAGCATCGACGATTGCC